AACCCAAACAAGATTAGCTATATTTATCTTGTGAATTTCGGTAAGGTAATGGCGTTTTACACGATTAAGGGCAAGGTGTCTAGTGTCAACAGCCAGCTTACAAATCCCAGCCAGATCGTGTGCAACAAACGCTATCAAGCCGGTAATTACTCAGTACTGCCAAGCCCTGCTGAAGATGGCTCATACGGCACCAATGGGGATGCCGTGTTTTTCTTCACTATAGAAAGCGTGTATGTCGAGTGGTCTGGAAATTATATGCTCTGTGACCAACCACTGAAGCTCTCAACTCCGCCAGCATTGACCTATACAAAACAGGTAAAGTAACCAGCCTGGGTTACTACTCAAGTAGTGATTTAAAGGCATTTAAACAACAGCAGTCAGGATATGGCTAGACCAACCACCGCCAGACAAACCGACTAAGCCCCGGACTGGCGGATAAGCTCAAATCAGAAACACAGTCCGCTATCTCCCTTCATGGATAGTGGGCCTTTTGGGTGCCAGGCTGTTAAATCAGCCAATGATTAGACCGATAGGATACTGGCCACCATAACCAAGGAGATCGCCATGCGACCACGCAAATAGCAATACCGGAAATGACATTAGCACGCCGCCTGGTGACTCGGGCGGTGATTTAGGAAAGGGAAGCGGAGGCGAAACAATGATGACATGCAGTTGTGCAAATCCGGTGATTGTAACGGGCGTGGGCGGCGCGAAAGAATGTCGTCGTTGTGGCCGTTACTACGATGAAAAATCATGGCGGGGAAACCGCGAATACGTTGAACGGGAACAAGCGACGATGGAGAGATACCGCAGGAAACCAGGCCGTAATAATCCGTGTCCGTGTGGAAGCGGGAAGAAGTTTAAAAAGTGTTGCGGGGCCGCTAAGTGATCCTCTGCCCGCTACATGACGATATGGAACCGGAATTACGCAAAACCCCAGCGGCTGACTGGCCGAGATTCATTCGGCAACGCGCCAACAATTGCGAGTTCTGTAGACGGCGGCTAATCGCGGAGATATTGCGGCGAGTCGGAATTGAAGTGACCGTAAAAGGGAACGGATAATGAAATTTTTTGAAGTCAAAGAAAAATGCAAATCATGCGGTGGTACTGGCCTTTATGCTGGCATGGGTGAGCGTTGCGGCGCGGCGGTTGTTTGCAGCACATGCAAGGGTACTGGATGTCACGTTTTCAAACATGAATATGAGGAATTCACCGACCGCGAAACGAACGATACCGCGAAACGGGTATACGAGGCTAACCCCGGTATCTGTATTGGTGAGGGCGATGGTGTGAAACTTGAGGACTTCGGCGGAATGAATGTCAAGGATTGGTATACTGGTAAACCCTTCCCTGCTAAATCCGAAAACCGCGAATTCACTTGCCCTTGTTGGTGGTATCAATCTGCCAATTGTTCCAAAAAACCAAACTGGAAAGAATGCAAAGATAGCCTTGGCCGATCCTTTTCCAAATGCCCTCATTTTAACGACAAGGCCGCGTGTTGGCGTCGTTGGGATTCCGAGCACCTCACCGACTAATACCCACTAGCTAATCAATCACTACAAAAGTCACACTTGTGCCCAAATCGGGGCGCGAAAAGCAGAAAAGGGAATGAGATGGAACAACAAAAAGCAGTGACAATTCTCGGTTTGGAGATCGAGAACGTCAAGAGAGTGCAGGCGGTGAAGATCGATTTTTCCGGCCGTGCGTTAACCGTGATTGGCGGGAACAATCGGCAAGGGAAAACCAGTATCCTGGACTCGATTTGCGGAGCAGCGGGCGGCGACAAGTTTAAACCGACGAATGCGGTCTACGATGGAAAAGATAAAGGGTGGACGAAACTTCTGTTTTCGAACGGATTAATTGCCACCCGCACCTATACGAAAAAAGGGAGCTATCTCAAAGTTGATGGTTCTGCAAGTGGAACCGGGGGGCAGCAACTTCTGAATGAATTTGTGAACGGCTTTGCACTCAATATCAACAGCTTTCTGCAGGCTCGCGATATAGAGAAAGCCGCGCAACTGTTGGCGATTATCGGTGTCGACCTTACTCCCTACGAAACCAGTTACAACGAGCTGTATCAACAACGTCTTGACATTGGCCGTGATGCACTCCGTCAGAAGAAACACGCAGAAGCATTGCCGCATCACGAAGGCGTCCCAAAAACACCAGTCACCGCCACGGAACTGATCCAGCAGCAACAGGACATTTTGCTGAAAAACGCGGAGAATTAGAAGGTACGGCAGGAGTCTGTGAGGATTGACCAAGAAGTAGTCAATGCAAAAGCCAAAATCGCACAAGTTGAAGCCAATACTGCCGATCTTCAAGCTCGACTAAGAAATGCTCTCGAAAGTCTTGATATCGCCAACGTTGCACACACCTCACTGGTTGAGCTACAGGCCACTGCACTAAAAACTGCGCTTGAATTGGAAGATGAATCCACGGCGGAGATTGAAGCCTCTCTTCTCAAGATCGAAGCCACCAACGTACAAATCCGCGACAACCTGAACAAGGAACAAGCGGAGGAACAGTGCAAAGGTTTCACCGAAGAATACAACGCTAAAACCGCAGAAATCAACAAGGTGGAAGCGGAGAAGTTGGCTTTGCTGGCTGGTGCTGATATGCCGCTCTCCGGTCTCTCTGTCGATAAAGGGGCTCTCATCTACAACGGCCAGCCATGGGACTGCATGAGCCACGCAGAGCAACTGATGGTTGCCACTTCAATCGTGCGGAAGTTGCAGCCTGCCTGCGGGTTTGTTTTGCTCGATAAGGTGGAAGCTATGGACGTGCCGACGCTCCAGGAGTTTAGCCGGTGGTTGGAAGCTGAAGGACTGCAGGCGATCTGCACTCGCGTCAGTACGGGTGACGAATGCAGCCTCATTATTGAGGACGGTCGGGTTTCCGATGTTGAATTGGCGGCCGCCACATCGGTGAAAGTCACGCCGACGAAGCCCGCAGATGAGTTCGATGGAATTGAATTCTGATGGCCAAACAAACCACACTGCAAAAACTGTCCAAGCGGATCGACAAAGAAGCGGCAGACCGCGCAAAAGAAAATTGGGAGGCGAAGAAGGAATTGCTTCTCCGCTTTCTTGAATCGCGGGGCCTGTCTGTCACTTCCGCTCAGATAATGTTGGAAAACGCCGACGAAGCAGTTCCACCGGAATGTTTCATTGAAGAGCAGAAAGAACAGTTGATCAATGAACTGTTCGGCAAAACAAAAGAGGAGAAGTAAAAGCATGTCAACGACACTCGCAATCATGGGCGAAAGCGGCCATGGAAAAACAACCTCCATGAGGAATCTGAACCCGGAAAGCACCTACTATGTAGATGCCGACGGGAAAGGGTTAAGCTGGCCCGGTTGGAAAACTCAGTATTCGACGAAAAAGGGAAATTATTTCCAGACGTCGGACGACTGCGACATTAAAACGATTTTGGGAAAAGTGAATGGAGATCCCAAATTCAAAGTAGTCGTCATTGATACCGCCAACGCGATCATGCTTGACGATGAAATGAGTCGCATGAAGGAAGTTGGCTATGATAAATGGATTGACTTGGCTGTCACTATTTATGACCTAGTCAACATGTCGAATCATCAACGTGACGACTTATATGTAGTCTGGCTTTTTCACGTCGAAATCTATGCGGAAGATGACGGAGTTAGGGTTGCCAGATTCTTGACTAACGGGAAAAAGCTCCAGAAAATCAAAATGGAGACGAAATTTCCCACTGTCCTCTACTCACGTTGCGTTGACGAAAAGTATTTCTTCGAAACGCAATCCAACAATTCCACTGCCAAAAGTCCGATGGGGCTCTTCGATAACCTGAAAATCCCCAACGATATGGCTGAGGTAATTAGACGCCTCGACATCTATCAGAACGGTGCGACCGCTAAGCCTGCAGCCGTGATAGACGCGAAACCGGCGAAGGCTGAACAACCCGCCGTCGAAACGAAACCGCAAGATCTGGGCAATGGTCACAAGGAAAATTTGACTGGTTTTCCCGCTGAACTTTGGACACTAATGGACAAGGCCAACGTGACCGAAGAGCAGATGATTGATTATGTCACCGCGACAAAATACCGCAAACAAGCCGCGATCCTCACGGTACGGAAACCCGTTGCAAATTGGCCGGAACAAATTTGCCAAGTCATGATCAAGAATTTCGCTAAAATCGCAAGCACCATCAAACAAGTATAGGAATTGAATATGCCGGACGAAACAGGATATGCGATGGACTGGGATTCCCCGGTCGAGAATGAAGGCGAGGAATTCACACTCCTGCCTGCCGGATCTGAAGCTAATTTTGAAGTTCTCGGCTTGGACAAATCTCGCGTCAGTAAACCGGGGAATTACACCGGTTGCCCGATGGCGAAGATGAAGATCGCCGTCAGGAATGAACACGGCTCGACGGTAGTCAATGAAAGTCTGATCCTGCATTCCAAAATGGAGTGGAAGATCTGTCAGTTTTTTACCTCTGTTGGATTTCGGAAGCATGGCGAGAAGCTGCAACCGCAATGGAATCGGGCGGTTGGCGCAAAAGGCCGGTGCAAACTGTTGGTCTCGGAATATGAAAGTACCAAAAATCCGGGGACGAAGAACAAAAACAACAAGATTGATAAGTTCCTCGATCCGCCGAATGCGACCGCCGCTAAGGCTACCGCTACCCCCGAAGCCACAACGGAAGTTGAAGACGACATCGCGTTTTAGGTAAAAAAGGAATCGGCCCCTTGTGAGATAAGGGGCCGATTCGTCAGTTCCACTAACTACGAGGAGAAAAAAATGGTCGTAACAAATGATAATATTGTACCATCCTGCATCGCAGAAGGATGTTACGAAGATGAAGAACAAGAGTTCCGTATTACAATGACAACCGAGATGATTCTTGGGCTAGATCTTACGCCAGAGGGGAAAATAAACATTTATTCAACGACGAGTGGCCAGATAGTCTATCAAGAAGACTTGCTGGAAAAATTAAAATTTTACTCAGATAAGGATGTAGAACCAGAAGAACGCAAGGCGATGCATGATTTACTTCAAAAAGCCGCTGTTGCGTACCTGTAAGGGGAGGAAAATACAATGCCAACTATTCAAAAAATGACGCTTCGACCGTATCAAGAAGAGTCGATGCAGAAGGTGTTTACGGCGTGGGAAGGTGGCTATCAAAAGACACTCCTCGTCTTGCCGACTGGCACAGGAAAAACAATCTGTTTTGCCAAAATCGCGGAGATTGAAGCGAATGGCGGCAAACGAGTATTGATCTTAGCCCACCGTGAGGAATTGATTCGCCAGGCCGCTGACAAGCTCGAAAAAGCCACAGGTATGGGATGCGCTATCGAAAAGGCGCAGGAAACCGCTATTGACAGCTTTTATATGGTCACTTCTGGCAGTGTACAAACGATGATGAGTCCCAAGCGTTTAGCACGGTTTGCGCCCGATTATTACGACGTGATCATTGTAGACGAAGCGCACCATTGTTTGTCATCTAGCTACCAAAATATTTTTGCATATTTCGATCAAGCCAAGGTATTAGGAGTAACAGCCACACCGGACCGTGGCGATAAGCAAAACCTCGGCAAATTCTTCGACAACCTAGCCTATGAATACACATTGCCGCAAGCGATTCGGGAAGGCTACCTAGTCCCGATCAAAGCGCAAACCGTCCCATTAAATATTGACTTGGGCAAACTTTCCACGCAAGCAGGCGACTTCAAGGCCGGTGAACTTGGCGATGCTCTTGCACCGTACTTGCCACAAATCGCCGCGGAGTATGCCAAAGTTGGGATGGATCGAAAAGGGATGATTTTTGCGCCACTGTGTGCAACGGCTCAAGCGATCTGCGATTGTTTACGGCAAGTAGGGATTCGCGCCTATTATGCCAGTGGAGACGACCGGAGTCAGATAAAGGCGTATGAAGCGGATGGGCCAGGATCATGTATCGTTAATGCCATGTTGTTTACGGAGGGCTACGACCACCCGGCAATTGACTTGATTAGCGTGCTACGTCCCACAAAGGTACGCGGCTTGTACTGCCAAATGGTAGGCCGTGGCACTCGCCTATCCCCAGAGACCGGCAAAGAATACTTGCTACTTCTTGATTTCCTTTGGCACTCCGAAAAACACGAACTCTGCCGACCGGCAAACCTGATTTGCGAAAATGCAGAAGTCGCCAAAAAGATGACTGAGAACCTCGAAAAGGATGCAGGCGGCGTACCTGTAGACCTGGAAGATGCCGAGGAACAAGCCACGAGTGACGCGCGGGAAGAACGGGAGGCCGCACTTGCCGCACAGTTAACGGCAATGAGGCACCGCAAACGTACTCTCATAGATCCACTACAATTTGCCGTCTCAATTAATGCTGATGATATGGCGGATTATGTCCCGGCGTTCGGTTGGGAAATGGCACCTGCGAGCAAGGCGCAGCTTAAGAAACTCGAAAAGGCCGGGGTCCTCCCGGATGACGTGACTTGTGCCGGTTATGCAAGTAAAATCCTCGATCACCTCAATACTCGCCGTGCTAGTGGGTTGGCTACTCCGAAACAGGTGCGGCGATTGGAAATTTTCGGTTACGAAAAAGCAGGTTTAATGACATTTAAAGACGCGAACAAATTAATTGGTCGAATAGCAGCAAACAACTGGAGAAAACCGAACAATGCCTAATTCAATGGACATGCAGACAATCGTAGAAATCAACAGCAAAGCAGGTGAATCGGTCAAGAATTTGCTTGAATCGAATATGCCTTTGATTCTTGCTGATCTTGACAAGCAGCTTAAGGATTCCGATAACGACATCGCGGCAATTCCGGTGAAATTGAAACTCATTATTTCCCGTGAAAATGGAAAGATCTTACTCGACCCGACTATCGAATGGGAACGTAAGAATATAGTCACGAAGAATGAAGGTGTCCCGGAAACGATTCTTATAAATCAACCCGAATTGTTCGAGACGAAAGCGATCAATGAATGAGCTACACCTATTTGCTGGCGCAGGGGGTGGAATCCTCGGCGGAATGCTTTGCGGACATACCTGCGTCTGTGCTGTCGAGATCGAAGATTACCCGCGAAAAGTCTTACTCCAACGTCAGCGAGAAGGTAATTTGCCACGGTTCCCGATCTGGGATGACATCCGCACTTTCGACGGGCGACCATGGAAAGGACGAGTCGATGTCATCTGTGGGGGGTTCCCGTGCCAAGATATTAGCGTCGCCGGCAAAGGCGCAGGAATCACCGGAAAACTCAGTGGTCTATGGACTGAGATGGCCAGGGTTATCGGCGAGATTCGACCTAGATTCGTGTTCGTGGAAAATTCACCCGTGCTTGTTTCAAGAGGACTTGATTATGTGCTCTGTGACCTTGCCGGCATGGGGTATAATGCGAAATGGGGCCGTATCGGTTCTGACTCCACAGGTGGCGACCAAAAAAGACACAGGTTTTGGCTGGTTGCCGACTCCTCTAAAAAGCCAATGTTACAAGCCAGTAAGAAAAAAATGCCCATCGGATCTAAAAAGACTGCACGGGGATGGATTGCAAGTGATTATCGGAACGCGTTGGCCAGAGTTAAGGGGGCGTCACCTGAGTGTTTCGTTCTTGGAAGCAATGATGAACTGGCCTACAGGCTGGAGCCTTACAAAGCCATTGGAAACGGGCAAGATCCAACAGTGGCTGCACTTGCATGGGAGATGTTAGTAACATGATCAACTGGCAGAAAATAGCAAAGGACGCGCTAAAACGGGAGCAAGAAGCGTTGCGGCAACGGAACGAGCTAAAGCGTAAAATTGACAAATTCGCCGAAACATTATTAGCCGCAATGAAGGAGCTGGAACGATGAATGCTTTTTGTAAATGGAAAAAAGATAACGATGAATCTCAGGAAGATTATGCCGAAAGGATAAAAATTTTAACTCCCCCTGCCTACAGAAAAATAGATTACAATAAAATACCAAACATGGATGCTCTTAATGAAGCTATAGATTTTGTTCCCAAAATATATAATAAAATTAGCGATAATCACAGACAAGGATTTTTATTATCTGGTGCTACCCGCTCCGGAAAAAGTTTTATTGCACACCACCTATTAGAGATTATCTCGCACGAAACACCTGTGATGGATCTTAGTATAGGGGGCTCGGAATTTTACCCAGAATCTTACAGAAAAGAAACGTTAAGTAATATCAAGGAATGCAGTTGCATCCTTATAGAAGATTTTTTTTATAAAACTAGTTGTCTTTATGATGATGATATTAATCTTGGTTTTTATATTTTTGTACTAGACGTGCTTAATACAATCATCGACAATAATATTGTTTTAATTTTCACGAGCTGCTATAATTTAAAAAACAAAAAAGGATTATTGCGCGATGGTGATAATAAAAAAATAGCGGTGATTCCAATTCTGAAAATTTTAGAAAAATACTGCCATTCAATAAATTTAGACTTAGACGAAAAAATATACAAACCCGACGTGTGGAAACGACCTAGTGACGGCGAGGGGACAGCAAAAAGCCCCCCTCTTGGAGCGGGAAAGCCGCCTGCAGAAAAAAAGAAAACGAGCGGATACGATCCGTTTACATGGGATTGAGTTATGACCAACAATAGCATACATAATAAGATCATAAAAGGATAAAATTATGACAGATAAAGAAATAGCATTTGCTCGGTGCAAAGAGAAGTTGGAAGAAGGCATGTACGAAGGCAACATGCACGCCTGTATCCGCGACATTGGACGGCTGGCCGGTGGCTTTGCGGCAAACGGGGATCTCGACGGTGCGGATCTGAACGAGCTTGAAGGATTAACATCGAGGTTAGCCAAGAATCCAAAGTTGGCAGCTTCAAAATGGAATAAGGATGTTGACTTTGGCCGTAAATCTCCCGTCTCAATTGATGAATATCGAGCCGTTAGTAACGACAGCGGGCATGCACTAGCCTGGGATAGTGAAATCGGTAGCGAGCTAAAGGTTGTGGATACCAATTGGATCCAAGACGCGGAATTAAGCGGACCGCGCGAAAACTGGCAGAAAATGGATTTAGTTCGTTACCTTCGAGCATTATTTCAAATGGATGAAACCGTGGGATACGTGGTGGAATCTTGGCAACCCGAAGATAGTGAAAAATGGATACCAAAAAACAAAGGTTTGTTTAGTCAAACTGCACAAGAAATGATCGAACGGGTTCAAAAATTCCCGGATGATTTTGGAGCTGCTTTAGGCGATTACAATACAGAGGCAGGCGTATGGATTCGGGTTAATCCTCTCGACGGTAAAGGCGCATCAGATGAAAACGTTACCGATTTCCGACATTGCCTCCTAGAATCGGATTCTGGAAGCTTGGAACGGCAGCTTGCTATAATTCGCGAATTAGAATTGCCAGTAGCTGCAATCGTTCATTCTGGCAAAAAGAGTATTCACGCCATAGTCAAGATCGACGCCGAAGATTTTAGCGAATATCGCAAACGTGTGGATTTTCTTTATGAAGTCGCGAAGAAGAACGGCATGGAAGTGGACCGGCAGAACCGCAATCCGTCTCGACTTTCGCGGATGCCTGGGGTAATGCGGAACGGCAAGCCTCAATATCTGATCGATACGAACACAGGTAAAGCAAGTTGGAATGAATGGCGTGATTGGATTGAGGAAATCAACGACGATTTACCAGAAATTGAATCATTGGCCGATGTCTGGGATAACCTCCCGCCGTTGGCTCCAGAGTTAATTGAAGGTGTGCTACGTGAAGGTCATAAGCTTCTGTTGGCCGGACCGTCGAAAGCGGGCAAAAGCTTCGAGCTGCTTCAATTAGCCAGTGCCGTTGCAGAGGGCAAAAAGTGGCATGGTTTCCAGTGCGGCAAGGGTAAAGTCCTTTATATCAATTTAGAACTAGACCGGGCAAGCTGCTATCACCGTATCAAGAAAGTATATGCGGCATTAGGATGGACCCCCGATAATATTGCTAGTATTGACGTATGGAACTTACGGGGCAAGTCCGTGCCGTTGGACAAACTTAGTCCTAAGTTGATTCGAAGGGCACTCAAGAAGCGGTATATCGCCGTAATTGTCGACCCGATTTACAAGGTCATCACTGGCGACGAAAACAGTGCTGCAGAAATGGCCAAGTTTTGCAATCAGTTCGACAAGATTTGTTCGGAACTCAAATGCGCCACAATCTACGCGCATCATCATTCCAAGGGCATCCAAGGTAATAAAAAGTCTTCGGACCGTGCTAGTGGCTCGGGAGTATTTGCTCGTGATCCGGACGCCATGCTTGACCTAATTGAATTGGAAGTTGATGAGAAACGGTATAAGCAATTGGAAAACTCTCTAGTCTGTGATGCACTTGCTAAATGGCTAGAGGACAATGCACCTGGCTGGGATTTGGAAATCGCTCAAGACGCTACAGTTGTTAGCGACAAATTTATTCAGGCGGCACATGGCATTGTATCCGATGACAAGCGAACCGCAATGTTAACCGCTATTTATAATGCACGCCAGCAAGCTAAGCACATGACCGGATGGCGCATAGAAGGCACATTGCGCGAGTTTCCCAGCTTTCCCCCGCTCGTCTCCTGGTTCCGTTACCCCGTGCATGTTGCTGACTCCTGGGGGCTCTTAAAAGATGCCAAGGCAGCAGGTGAAGAACCGCCGTGGGTGGCGCAGCAGAAAGCCAAGGAAGCTGGGAAGAAGGACCGCAAGAAAGATGCCAACAAAGCGCTAGAAACGGCCTTCGATGCGTGCGATATGGGTGAGCCGATCACGGTTGGAGAGTTGGCTCAATACCTCGGATGTACCGACAAAACAGCACGCGAAAAGGTTAAAGCGCATCCTGATTTTAACGTAAAAACAGGTGTTGTTTTCCGTGTTGAACAGGCCCGAAGTAAAGGAGTTTAACCAATGATTTCGGTAAAAAGGAAACAACTAGGTGATTCTTCCCGATTACCGAAATTCAAAAATTGCCCATTTTTCGGTGTTTTGAAAAGCAATTTGGGAAATTGGGAAACAACTAGCTGTTACTCCCGATTAGGGAAATCGGGAAATATGGCAATTTTCCTTCCCGATTTGGGAAGGGCGGTAACAACTAGTAGTTACTCCAGGGAAAGGAAACCCATTATTAAAATAATGATATTTCCCTCCTGCGTTGCATCCTGTGAAGAAAGGTGGCTTAAGCGCTGCCACCTCCTTCCTTCGCGGCCACAAGGAAAACGCGGGCGGACAAGGAACCAGAAACTCCGAAACGAAAACGAGAAAAGGAATTTCGAAACGATGATGAAAAGTCAAGTGTTAATAATCGCAGAACAGATGCCGGAATGCAAACATTCGATTGATGGCGAAGAATTTGATGTCAGCAAATCCGAAGTTGTGAAGTGGCTGATACAGCAACCTGAAATTAAGCAATTCGTTTTTAGCAAATGTGTAGCCAAGAGACATATCAAATTTGACTCGATCAACAAAACTTGGAGGGGCGCACAACGATGAAGTTTTTCATGGCAATGAATCCACCGACGGCGACACACCAACAGAAGCAAGTGCGAGTTGTTAAAGGCAAGCCGAGATTTTACGAACCGGAGAATGTCGTCAATGCTCGGGAGAAATTGAAAGCGCATTTGGCGAAGCATAGACCCGCCGCAAAGTTGGACGGCCCGATTCAACTAGTTACTAAATGGCTTTTCCCGATTACCGCTAAACACCTCAACGGCCAGTACAAGACCACACGGCCAGATACGGACAATCTTCAGAAACTGCTCAAGGACGTAATGACCGATCTCGGATTTTGGAATGATGACGCTCAGGTTGCCAGTGAAATCGCGGAAAAGTTCTGGGCGGAGAAAACCGGAATCTATATCGAGATACATCAGTTACCGGAGTAATTGCACGGACGTCCAGTTTTGATGGGCGCAATTCGCCGTAGGCCGCAGACGCGGCGAAACCCGTATCAGTGGTCATATAGGCCGAAAATGACGTTAGAAACGATTTAAACGAAGGGAAATGACGAAGATGACAACACGAACACGAATGCACATGTCAATCAGCGTGGAGGAGGCGTTACGGTGGCCAAGTACCAAGCTACGCCAATCTTTCCGAGACGGAAGTGGTAATACACCACCAGTCAAAAAAATCCGCGAATCTCTACAGGAAGAGCTTGCCGAGGGCCACAAATGGTTGCCGCTAACGCCGTGCGACAACCGCAAGCCGGACGGCAGTTGCGCCGGTCACAAAGTGGAGGATTGAGACGATGGAACAGGAAAGGAAAAGCGAAGGATGAAAGTAGGCCAAAAAGTCCGCATTATTGAAGACGGATATCATCACTACAACAATGCAACCGGCTTCGAGCTTAGCGGCAAAACGGGCACCGTTGTTGAGGTAATCCGCGACGAGATGGCAACCGTAAAATTCGACGGGCTGGAGACGCCACAAGGGTTTTATGTAACAGAACTAGAAGAGGCAGAATAATGAGCGAAGAAATAAACACAAAAATCAAACAGCGCTTTC